ATTTCTAAAACACTACGAATGAAACCAAAGTATATAAAAACACCAGAAGCAATGTACCAATTATTCGAGGAGTACAAAGTAAGTTTAACACCAAGAGAAATACAAAAGGCAACACCCAAAGGAGTAGTATCTGAATTTCATTTGCCACCTTTGACAATGTCTGGCTTTAGAACATTTTGCCACAAGAAAGGGTTTACTATAATTCATTATTTTTCAAATACCGATAATTCATATATTGAGTATCGTACAATCTGTACGCATATAGAGGATGAAATCAGAACAGACCAAATCGAGGGTGGTATGGTTGGACAATTCAATCCATCAATTACTCAACGCTTAAACAACTTAACTGAACGCACTGATGTAACAACACAAGGTCAGCAAGTCAACGATATTAAAATTACTATTGTAGGTTCAAATGACGCATCATAATCCAATTTATATGATAGCAGTTGTAGAAGAATATATCTACAAAATGAAAGGAGTACACGTTACAATTGATAAAAACATAGTAAACGACCCTCAACAACTTTTAAAACTACACATAGCGTTTCAAACTGCAAATGGAAATCAAAGCGACAAAGGTATTTGAAAAGAACTATAAAGCATTAGAAGACAATTCTATTCGCTTTCTTATCAATCAAGGCGGTTCACGTTCAAGCAAGACTTATTCGCTTTGTCAATTGCTTATTGTGTGGTGCTTGGCTAATCCAAACAAAGTAGTGTCAATAGTTCGTAAAACGTTTCCAGCGTTACGTGCAACCGTTATGAGAGATTTCTTTGAGGTGCTTAAAGACTTGGACTTGTACGAAAAATCTAATCACAATATGAGTGAGAATATCTACCGCTTTGCAAATGGTTCGATTGTAGAGTTCTTTAGTGTTGACGATGAGCAAAAGATTAGAGGGCGTAAACGTGATATCGGATGGTGTAATGAAGCGAATGAGTTATGGTTCGAGGATTTTCAACAATTGAATATGCGTACTGAGTCAAAACTTATATTCGATTATAATCCGTCTGAGTCTGCGTCTTGGTTGTATGAGTTGCCGGAACAAGAAAGCGTATTAATTAAATCAACGTACAAAGACAATCCGTTTCTACCAGAATCAATCAAGCGACAGATTGAAGACTTACAAAGAACAGACGAAGCATTATATCAGATTTACGCACTTGGAGAGAAAGCAGTAAGCAAACTAAACATCTATTCAAATTGGACTTTTGTAAAGCATAGAGACACACGCTTTGTGAATTTTGTTTATGGCTTAGATTTTGGATATAACCACCCATCCGCATTGGTTAAAGTTTACTACTGCGACAAAGACATTCACATTGAGCCAATCATATACGAATCATACTTAACTACTACGCAATTAATTGAACGCTTTGAGCAATTAGGAATTGACAAGTACGCTGACATCTTAGCGGATTACTCAAGACCAGAAATCATTGCAGAATTACAAACGGCTGGTTACAATGTAGGCAATGCGAATAAGGTAGTTAAAAAAGGAATAGACAATGTTAAGACTTTTGGAGTATTTGCTGAAGACTATCCACCATTGAAAAAAGAATACGATAATTACAAATGGAAGAAAGTAGGCGACATTATAACTGATGAGCCAGTAAAGTTGTTTGACGATGCTATGGATGCGATTCGATATGCTACAACTTACATACGAGAGATGTATTATTCAGACGATGCGTATATGGCATTCTAAAACACAATTGAAATTTTAAACAATATAAATAAAAAACAAATAAGATGGGAACAAATTTAATGGGCGAATTGGTCGCTAACAATGGAACGTTAATCGTTAATTCAACAGATGAAGGATTTACTCGAACTATTGACGCTATTGTAGTACTTGAAGATACTATTTTTGGTGAAATTTATATAGATCGTAATAATGTATTGTCAGATTATGTGTCAAACCCTTTGATTGCGGTTAAAGCTGGTGCAATTATTACACCAATTAACGATTTGCAGTTTAGCTTAGTTAATTTGATTAGCGGTTCAGTTGCTTTAGTATTAGGATAATGTACGGATATTGCTACTCACTTTATAATCGTTTGGCTTTTTTAGGTCAACTCGACCCAGATGCAACTGCATTCTTTTCTGCTACTGGAATTACTGACCCAACAATTCAAGGTGCTATTAATACTTTGGTTGTTGATATGAAAGCAGATGGTACTTGGTCTAAGATGAAAGCTATCTATCCATTTGTTGGCGGAACTGCTACAACGCATAAATTCAATTTGAAAGACCCACGAGATACAAATGGCGCATTTCGTTTAACTTTTAATGGTGGATGGACTCACTCAGCAAACGGAGTTTTACCAAACGGAACAAATGGTTTTGCTGATACATTTATTGTTGCAAATAATACTTTAAGTTTAAATAGCACACATCTTTCTGTTTATTCAAGAACTAACATAGATATATCTGCTCCATCAATAGCAAATTCAACAGGAGCATTTGCAAGCGAAACATCTTTATGGTTAAAATCAACTAATCTATTATTTGCACGAATCAACAGTAATATTGTAGCCTCTTTAGCCAATACAAATTCAACGGGTTTTTACATAGGTAATAGAAATTCAAGTACACAAATAGCCGTATTCAAGAATAATACTAAAACTACTTTCACTCAAAATAGCAATGGCATAGGCTTTATAAGTTATAAAATAGGAGGTATAAATACATTTTTTGATAATAAACAATATGCATTCGCAACTATTGGAGATGGTTTATCAGACACCGAAGCATCTAACCTTTATACACGAGTACAAGCATTCCAAACAACTTTAGGTAGACAAGTATGATAGTAGCACTTTTAACAACAGACCAAAAAGACCAATTAGTAGGTAAAGAATACACGACGGATTCTTACTTCAATCCTATTCAAGATTTAAACGATAATTGGGTAGTATCAGTTGAAGAAATTGATAGTTGCACAAACGAAGATTTTGCGTGGATTAAAGACTTGCAATTGATTACATACGAACCAAAAGAACAAACACCGATAGCATAATGGCAATGACTAAAATAGCTGAGCCTTTCGATTTCGCTCCAGCATACAACCCTTTGATGTTTATATACAACTCAACTAACAAAAACAAATTGGGTTTTAAATATATCTTTCAAGTTTATGCAAGTGGCACGGCTACAAAAATAGGGGAGTATAAAGTTCTACCAAGATTCAGCGATGGATATGGACAAATAGATTTATCTAAACTTCTGCAATCACAAGTTACATTCAATATTAACGTAACAAATCCAAGCGACTGCTATTACAACTACGATGTTAAGATAGGAGAGGAATACATACAAGGAGTTGCTTATTCAAGTTCATTAACAAATAACGCTGGATTCGTAAAGATTACAAGTGCAACGCATACGTTTGTAGCAGGCGACCAAGTAAGCATTAAACAAGCTGATGATGGTTTAGCAAATCCACTTATTGAGGGTTTATTTGTTGTTAAGTCGGTGCAGTCTTCAACTCAATTCACTATTAGTGCTTTGTGGTCAAATGTAAACAACGCAACAATAGATGGTAATGTTTACTACGCTGATAATAGAAAAACTCAAACTTTAGACATAATTACTGAATCGGATAAGTATGTGTTTAATGGAGTTCGTTCTTGGACTGATTACACTACATACAATCAAAATCAATACTTAATTGATACTATCAACAACACTCAACTATTTGTAACTGACTTACCGACTACTGGCTTTTCAATTACACCGACTCAAAACTTGTGGTTAAACGTAGCAAACAACTTTATAGACACCGATTTGTATTGTATTATTTACACCAATACTGGACAATTTAGATATAGCATAACAAACGCAAACATAATGACTCAGTTATGTATTGGGGTGGATGGCAACCCAGACATTATAGATTCAGGTTCTTTGCCAATGGTTGACGAGAATACAACAACAATTTCTTTTCAATTGGTTAACGATGGATTAGACGAGTTTTCACAATACTATAACATTGATGTAGACCAACGTTGCAGAATAAATGAGTACGATGTTTATTTTATGGATAGAATGGGTAGTATCGCTTCATTTGGATTCAGTCTTAAATCATACGAGAACGGAACAATTGCACGTCAAACATACAACAAAGTTAACGAGGGTTTTGTAAGTTCTCAAATGTGGAACTATGCGACAACTGAATTTGGACAAACGGCATACTCAATTCAATTAGACAAGACATTTGAACTTAACACCGATTGGATGAGTGAAGAAATGAATGTTTACTTTGAACAATTACTTACTTCGCCTATTACGTTTGTAAGATTTGGAGATGAGTACATTTCGTGCCAAGTTACTGACTCATCATTTGAGGTTAACAGAAGACGCAACAAAAACTTGATTCGTAAAACAATCACAATTAAATTAGCAAACCAAAACACAATAAATGTTTAACGTACAGATTCAATTAGAAAGTGGTTATTTAGATGTTAAAGAGGGTACTGCTTTTCCTTTGAATTTTGGTGTAGCAGATATTCGAGATGTATCTAAAAGAAGTGGTGCGTTTTCAAAGTCTATAATTTTAAGTGGCACAAAGAACAATCATAATCTTTTAAATCACTATTACGATGTTAATATTCAGACTGGCGACTTCAACATAGATACGTTGACAAAATGTAGCATCATTCAGAATGGAATACCTATTTTGGAAAATGCAGTATTACAATTGTTATCTGTAAACAAAAAGCAAGAAACGGCTAACTATGAAGATTCTGTTGAGTATGAAGTTTTAGTAAAAGACGATGCATCCGATTTCTTTGTAAAGTTAGACAATAGCGAATTAACAGATTTAGACTTTAGCGACTTAGACCACGTTGTTAGTTCTGCTAACATTGTGTCAAGTTGGTCGCACGATGTAAACGATGGTTACAAATATTTGTTAGGCTACCAGAATACGAATACTTACACAATCAAAGAAGCAAAGCCAGCAATATATGCAAAGACTTACTTCGATAAGATATTTTCATCACAAGGATTCTCTTACAATTGGGATTCTTTAGAAGTTGATAGGTTTGACAAGTTACTTATTCCATTTGTTGGGGATGTAAAAAGGGATATTTATAATAATTATTTAGTAGAGGCAACATCAACAAAATCATTTAGTACTTTATTCAATACACCAGCAAGTACATTTGTTACAAATTACACTGAGTTAGTAGATGAATTAAACTTATTTAATCCAACGACTGGAACATACGACACACCATTTACATTAAGTACTGGAGATGCTTATAATTTCCAAGTGGATATTGACTACTCAATTAACTTACTTAATTCAAGTGGTGCAATTGCATACTTAATTGATAATTGGCTTATTCTTAGTGGTACTGCCAATTTTTCAGCAATGTATATTCGACCATTTATAGCTATATATAAAAATGGTGCGGAGATTTCAGTAACTTATTCAGACCCTATTAGTGTGCCTTTAACATTAAGTTCTGCACCAAGTACAAATATAGATAACAAGCTTAAAAGTTTTAACATACCAGTTTCTGGAATTGTTGCTGGAGATGATTTGAGAGTTGCAATAGGAATTCACATATCAATAGCACCTAATGCCAATTTCAGTCCTAATGCTATGAATTGGAGAAGTGCAAATAGTTCTCCTTGGGGTTCGCCAGTTATTATCAATTCTCAAATGGTAGCCAATTCAGTTAAAATAAAAGTACTACCATCTTCAACAACCGTTATAAGTGGTGCAAATATTAGTTTAGGCGGATTCATTCCAGCAAAGATAAAGCAAAAGGATTTCTTGAAGTCAATCTTTCAGATGTACAATCTTTACATTGAGTCTGACAAAAACAATCCAAACATATTGAACTTAACAACACGTGACAATTTTGTTGATAGTGGAACGGAGAAAGATTGGACTTATAAACTTGCAAAAGATAGCGAGCAAACATTGCAATTTTTACCTGAATTAACTGGAAAGAAAATACAACTTACATACAAACAAGATACTGACGAAGCGAATAAAAAATACTTTGACACCACACGTGAAATATTTGGACAAGTTGAGTTTACATTTGATAACGAATATATAAAAGGAGTTGACAAAAAAGAATTAATCTTTAGCCCTACTCCATTGTTACAAACTCCATTTAATGCTTACGTTCCATCTTTTACATTTGCAGAACCTAAAGTTAATTTGAGAATTTTGTATGATGGTGGATTAAAGTCTTGCAATACGTTTAATTTGTACGATTATGGAACGACTGGACAAACTGGCTTAGTATTTTATCCATACGCTGGACATTGGGATGACCCATTGAAACCGAGTTTTGATATTAATTTTGGTTTGTGCGATTTGTATTATTATACTGGATTTCAAACTACAAACAACAACTTGTATAACCAATATTGGAGAAGAACTATATCGCAGATTAATACTGGTAAAATGTTAATTGCTTACTTTGACTTAGACGAGTTAGATATTCAATCATTAAAATTAAATGATAAAATACGCATAGATAATTCTTGGTGGACTATAAACAAAATAATTGATTATTCAGTTAACCAAAAGTTACTTACAAAAGTAGAGTTGATGAGCATTGATACTGATATTGATTTGGTAGCGTTTAAAAGTAGCATTCCAAAGATGATTACTCAATCGGAAAACTCGTCAATCTTTCAAGGAATAAGCAATGCCGTAAACAATAGCATCAATGCAATAGACTCATCTGCCCAAGCGATTGTTATGGGAAGTGGTAACGTAATTGGAAGCGGTTTAAAAGGAATGTGGATAGGAAACGATTTAACGCCTACTGACGATGGTATAATTGTACCAAGTATGAAAGCATCAAACGCTGAATTTGGAGTTGTTAGATTGGCAAATATTCCAGTATTCCAAAATGAGGGAGAAGCTAAAGACTCTGGGCTTTCTTTTGGAGATGTTTACGTTCACAGAAACGGAACTTTAAACATAGTTACTAACGGAAGATAACTTATAAAACGAAAACAAACCAACTGACAATATAGTTATGGCTGGACAAAGTATAGAGATTCCTATTAAGTTAGGTGGATTAGCACAAATAAAAAGCGAGTTAAGAGAACTTAAAGGGGAGTTGGCTAATGCTACCGACCCAGAACAAATGCAACAACTGGCACAACGTGCTGGGGAACTTCAAGATAAATTATCAGATGCAAACGAAGCGGTTAAAAACTTTGCTTCTGGTTCTAAGTTTGAGCAGATAGGTAATTCATTTGGCTCAATGAAAGATTCTATAATGAGTCTTGACTTTGAGGAAGCAAGCCAAAAGGCTACTATGTTCAGCAAGTCGTTGACAAGTTTAAAGCCAACCGACATAGGTAACTCAATCAAAGGACTTATTGGGGTTGTTGGTCAATTAGGAAAAGCATTTGTAACGTTTGGTCTTCAGCTTTTAGCAAATCCTATCTTCTTACTTGTAGCGGTTATTGTTGCAGTTGTTGTTGGTTTGGTTTTATTAGCAAATAAACTCGGGCTTATTAAGCCAATACTTGACGCTATGTCTAAAGCGTTTGACTATGTTATTCAGAAGTTAAAAGATTTTGCTGACTGGTTAGGGCTTACAAACTTTGCAGAAGAAGACAAAGCTAAAAAATCTATTGAGTCAAATAGAAAGATTGCAGATTCTTACAAGACTAAAGGCGAAAAGATAGCAACTGCATACGACAGACAAATTGAGATAGCAAAAATTGAGGGTAAAAACACAACTCAATTAGAGATTGCTAAACAAAAAGCTATTATTCAAACGGCTCAACTAAGACAAAAGGCATTACAACAACAATTAAAAGATAATGCGGTTAGCCATTCGTTGGACAAAGACCAGATTCAAAAGATTCAAGATGGCTTAAAAGAAACTAAGACGTTAATTGAAGATAGTACGTACAACGTCAAAAAGATTAAAGCACAAGAAGCGTCAGACAATGCAAAGAAAAATGAAGAGATTGCAAAGAACAACAAAGAGTCTGCTAAACAACGTCAACAACAACAAATAGAATACGCTAAACAACGTTTAGAAACTGCACGACAAATTGAGGACACGAACATCGCATTGATGAATGAGGGCGTCACTAAGGAATTAAAAGCAAATGAAACAAAGTACGCACGTCTTAGAGCCGACAATCTTAAAAACTCAAAATTAACCGCATTAGAACGAGCAACTATTGACTTACAACTTCAAGAGCAAGAGTTTAACGAAAAGAAAAACATACAAGCTAAGTACAACGAAGAAACTAAACAATCTTTAATTGCTTCTGAAAAGAGTAAAACTGATGAGAAAGTAAAACTTGAAGGAGAGGAGAAAACACGTCTTGAAGCGGTTGCTAAATTAAAAGCTGAAACTGGTAAGACTGCACAAGAATTAGAACTTCAAAAGATACGTGCTGACTTTGAAGCTAAAAGATTAATTGCTGGGGAAGATAGTGCATTGCTTCAAGCGTTAAATGATGCGGAGAAAAAGAAACTTGCAGAAACAAACGACAAGTTTAGAAAAGAAGAAGAAGACAAAGAAGCAAAACTAAACGCACAAAAAGTTGAAGCAGTACAAAGTGGTTTACAAACGATTGGTAATTTAGCTGAAGCATTCGCTGGAAAATCTAAGGCATCACAAAAGAAAGCGTTTCAAGTACAAAAGGCTGCGAATATTGCAAGTGCTACAATTGACACTTATAAGAGTGCGACATCTGCTTTTGCATCTGCTGGTAACCCTATACTCGGTGCGGTTATGGCTGCTATTGCGGTGGCTGCTGGTTTGATTAACATTAAAAAGATTTCATCTACAACATTCGAGGGTGGAGCGGGTGCGTCTGGTGGCGGTGGTTCTTCTGCTCCTGCATCTATTCCATCAATGAATCCACAAACTTCAATGTTTGCATCTGGTAATGGACAAGCAAACAATCTAAGTTCTACAAATAATGGTTTACAAAATCAACCAGTTATTAAAGCGGTTGTTGTTGAATCTGAGATAACGGCATCACAAAATAAAATGAATAAAATTAAAGAATCCTCAACGCTATGAGTTACCAAGTTATAATTAATAAAATGACTGCGTTTTGTAACGCACATCTACAAGTTAAAAAGTTCGGTTCGGACTTCAAAGAACAGATGCCTAACTTCGCTACTAAAGACGAGAAGTATCCAATTGTTTATGCCGTTCCAACTTCAACAAGTGCTGGACTTAATACAAGACAATTTAACTTTGATATTTATTGTTTGGATATTATTCAAAAAGACCGTCAAAATATAAACGTTATTTTATCAGATACAGAGTTGATACTGAATGATTTTTATTTGTACTTTTACGATGGAGTAGATTTGAGTATTGACGTAATAAGCCCAATGAACACAACACCATTAAACAACTTTGATTTGGATTATTGTGCTGGTTGGGTTATGACTATTACATTTGAAATTGCAAATCTACCAGAGTGTGTTATACCAATTGAAATTCCTAATTAATGGCAACATTTAAAGTAAAATATTCAACACGTAATAAATTGGCTAAGTCTTTACAGAAAGAAATTAGAGATTTGGGATTAATTGATTTTGGTACGTTATACGATTCAATTCGTATATCTGCAATGACTGGAGACGAACTAAATAAAATTAACGTCACTATCAATGCAATGTTTTACTATTTGTTTTTAGATGAGGGTACAAGTAGAGGAATTGAACCATATTCAATAACTGATAAATGGTTAAAACGTGGAGACGTTAAAGATATACTTGCAGAGGTTACTCAGGATTACATAGCTTGGCAGTTTCAAAACTACCCTTTATTAGATATGGCTAAGATTCTAAATAACCCAATTGTATCAATTAAATTTAATTGGATTGACTCTCCCTATCCAAACTTACCAACCGCACCGACAACTGCATTCTTTTAAAGTTGCAAGTCAGTCTTCATTGATAGCATATTAAATGCAAATATCAAATTCATTTTAAGGACATCGTCAATTCTGGTTATGTCCTCATTTGCTAAGACGTAAAGCGTTTTTTCCCACGACCATTTGTTTAGATTGTCTTCTTTCTTAACTTCTTCTGCTTCTTCATCTGTCAAATCGTCTTCGATTTCATCGGTTGCTGGTTCTTGAAATAGATTTATATACGATTCCATAAAATTATCTCTAAACAAAATGTAATCTTTTAAGATACCATAAACATCTGAGCAAGGTATTTCATTGAATAGTTGTTTACGTTCGTTTAAATCGTATGTATATGGCTCATAAACTACGTTATTCCATTCGTCAAGTTTAGACTTTCTATAAAGCACCCCGCAAATTTCGGTTAGATGCGTGTAATAGTTGTTAGTAAAGTAATATTCTAAGTCTATAAACTCTCCAACTTTCAAATGTTGCAATCCTATGTAGTGTAAATCGGATATATTCCGATTAATGGGCTTATTTGGTTCACGATTAATCCAATTTAACTGCAATAAGATAGCAGTCATCTCATCAAAGTCTAAGTCTTCAATCTCGTTTATGTCAGTATCGGTAATAATAGAAAGCATCTCAAGGTTATAATCAAACACAGAATCAAAAGAACTCGCATCAAGTCCTTTTAATTCTGCATATTGACTAACTGAAATGTTACTCCACGATTTCGGTAGGTGCATTTTCAATTCTGTTAGATAATTTTAAACCAATAAATGTAGCGTATGGAATAGCAAGTTCAGCAGACAAAGAACTAAACAACTTTGCTTTCTGTTTGATATGTGCGTCTGTATAATGTTCTACTTTAGTTAAGTCATTACGCTTAAACAACACCGACATCAAATAGCTAATGTAATTGTGTGGATTATTAGACACTTGCTTTTCAATCATTTTCATCTCACGTACTGAAATCTTCAACTCGTCTTCGTGCGAAGTGTAAGTATATCCATCTAATTCAATTGATTTACAAAACTCACTTGACGGCTTTACTTTAGTATCTGAAAATATACCGATATATTTTACAAATTCTGTAAAGTCCAAATCGTAAACTTCTGACTCTGGCACACCCAAATAAATTAAAAGGTTTGCCCATCGTTCAAATTTTTCTACATCCTCATCATTTAAAATGCGAGAAACATTCTCGAACTCCTCAATTGTAAATTCATTGATTTCATTCTTAACATCAAATTCTTTAATTTTTACCATAACGTTTTTTTAGCAAATATACAAATTTTTAAACACTTTATAATAAATGTACAATATTAATTGTATGAAAGAGAATTTACCAATTTATAAAATAACTATCGACCCTGAATATTCAGAGGGTAACGAGTTAGGAATTGAGCAAGTTGCTTTCACTTCAAAACCAGCCGTTAAAATTAAAGGAATGGCATTTAACTCAAACCAAGTATTTCATTTTGCAGATGAGCCGAAAATGAGAATTGTTGCACCAGCAATGATTCCTATGGAGATTTATAGAAATGACGATGGCGAGGAGTACTTTGTTGAATTTACAGAACAAGAAATTGAGAATATCTTTTCTGACTTTATGTTAAATTTAAACAACAAAAATCTTTTCAATTTAGAACACGATAAAAGCCAAGATGTACCAGCGTACATTTTAGAAGCGTGGATAGTAGAAAATCCAATGGAAGATAAGTCTTTGTCTTCGTATGGAATTAGCGTACCAAAAGGAACGTTAATGTTGACTGCTCAAATTACTGACAAAGCGTATTACACTAAGTTAGTTGAAAGCGGACAAGTTGGATTCTCGATTGAGGGGTTTTTAGGTATGAAGTTGAAAGATACAAAATTGCAATCACAAAACAAATATAGTATGAATCTACCAGACGGAGAGCATCAAATTGAAGACAAAATCTATGTTGTAAAAGACGGAGAAGTTGTTGAGATTAAAGATGTAGAAATGGCAGAAGAAGTTGTTGAGTCAACTGATGAGCCAGTCGAAGAAGAAGTAGCTTTAGAAGAAGTTGTAGAAGAAGAAGTAATTGAGGAAGAAGTTGCAATGGCAATCGACCCAGCTATGGACACAGAAGCAATCACATCTATTGTTATGCCTTTAATTGACGAAAAAATTAACGAAGTTCTGCAATTAATCGCAGAATTAAAAAATTCTTTAGAAGTTGAAGTTGAGCCAACAGAAGAAGTAATTGCTACTAAATTAACTGCTCAACAAAATTTTACTGCGTACAGACACGCATTTACAAACAAATAATAAAATGGAAAGAAATCTTAAATTTGACTTGGACATCGAAACAAACGCATTGTTATGTCCTAATCCTAATGAGTTCTATGGTCGTTCTTACATCGCTGAGGACATCGTAGATAACTATCGTACATTGCCAGGAATTAAAAGTGCTACAAAATTAGCATCTGTTACTTTCGGTAATATCTTACAAGCATCAAATTGTAACTTTACAGCTCCATCTGATTCTTTAGATGCAGTTGATATTGACGTTTGTGCTTTATCTGCAATGGCTCAATTATGCCAGTTTGACTTAGAGCAATCATTTTTAGCTTTACAAATGGCACAAGGTTCTAACGGAGATTTCACGGTTGCATCTTTTATGTCTTACTATTGGAATGAAATGGCTATGCAAATTGCAGAATCAGTTGAGTACATTCGTTGGCAAGGTGACACAACAAGTGGAAATGAAACTCTTGCTTTGTGTGATGGTTACATCAAAAAATTATTAGCTGATGGTGGAGTTGTTGACGTTGCAAATGTTGCTATTACATCTGCAAATGTAATTACAGAAATCGTTAGAGTATTGAACGCTGCACCAGCAACAATCAGCCGTAAAAAAGCAGACTTAAGATTGTATGTTGCATCTAACATTGCTAACGCTTTAGAACTTGCTTCTGCATCTGGTAACACTCAAACATACATCACAACTCCATTAGCTTTAACTTTCTTAGGAATTAAAGTTGTAGTTGCTGAAGGTATGCCAAACGACCATATGGTATTGACTTTGAAATCTAACTTAATCTACGCATTTGACGGAGAAGGAGACGGAAAAGCATTAAAAGCAGTTAACTTGAATGATACGGTTGCTGAGCCTTACTTACGTACACGTGCGAATTTGAAAGTTGGTTTTGCTTATGTTAACCCAACAGAAATCGTTCTTTA